CCTAGGGGGGTTGTATACATAAGTGTTTGTATACAATTAGAAGCAGATGCCAGATGCTTGTGCCAAGACACGATCACTAACACCCAGGAGATGCAGAAGGGTGATTACCAGGAGAACCTCAATCCGGTTCTCCTTAATGGCGGTGAGGAGACTGCGTGCAGTGACCGCAGTCTTGACTGTTTCCGCAGCTGCGGCTCCATCAATTGGTGGATTCATTCTTCATCCCTCAATTTTTCTTCATTCGACGTGATTTCTTGTCGGGGGCGCCCATGATGGACTTCCAGCCTGCAACTTGCACGCTCACATCGAGATTGAGAGATGGAACACCTGGATCTAGGTTGACCTCATCAACAACAATTTGCAACTGTCCACACATGACAGCGATGTAAAGTGCTGGATCAGGACGGAATGTAAATTTCTGTGCAGTGCTGGAAATTCCCGACGTCGTCGGGTTAAAGGCAAGAGTAAACGGAATCTCTTCATACTCTTCAGAGGCTTCCAAATGGTTACCAGTGAACGGCAATTTGTCGTTCAGAACAAAATCGGTTCCTCCGCTGCCCTGGATAATCGTGTCGAAACCAGAGGTAAAGACATCGCCTGCGGCGGTTGAACTTACGGGCTGAACGCCCTCATTGTGGACGCCAAACACACTGGCGCCGGTTGTTGAATGGACCAGAGCGAGTCCGGTGCTACCGTCCAATGTCGCTTGGTTATCGAACGTGTTGAGAGTAGTCGTACTGTTCAAGGGTGCTCGAAAATCGTACATTGCGTTGTCTCGCATTGAAACTCCTTGCGACTTCATCAATTCAGCCGCTGATCGGAATGCAGAGCGGAAAGCCTCACATCGCCCTCGGGTCGGTGTGAAATATCGAATTCGCCCATTGATTGATCCACCATCTCCAGAGACGCCGGTAGGAGCGAGGACCATATCAATTCCCACAACTTTGTGGAATGTGCCTGCCCGAACCATACGCTGGAGCTGTTCGGTCAGTTGTCCTGGAAGGTCGAGGTTGAAATGCTGGTTAACTGCGTTGAAACCACCCGCAGCGAAGTTGACGTTATGGATCTGTCCGAGTTCTTTGCCCATGATTACATGGCGAAGGTCACAGTCTATGGTTGTTTCGCACACCCCTCTGCAACTTTGTTGCATTCACCGCCATCACTTCGTTTCCCCCGATTCACGAGACAGTACACCGTGCGGCTAGGCCCGGATTCCCTATCTCGCTGCCCCGCCACCGGAGGTGACGGTCTAAGAAGATGGAGGTGGAGATGCTGCGAGTTTTGAATTTGACTTATCTAGGTTGCCACCAGCCAGCAAGTTGCTGCTGGACGGTTCCTTTCTTATCGATACGAGTCTGAACTCCCGCTGCTGCGTCCTCTCTAACACGATCGTCCTCACGTCGGCAGCACATCCGACGGCATTTCGCCGTCCGTCGGTTCGTATTATTGCAAGAAGGGATCGGAATTTCTTTCCTGGAGCTCATCTCATTTCACGCTCCAGGCGTACGCATCTGGCGCACCTTTTCATTTTGCTTGCACGTGCGTTGGATGTCAACCGCACTTTACAATCTACATTTACACAATAGTAATCTTTGAGGTCCCAGGATAGCATTATTCTTCCTCCTGGGGATGAAGGTCGATACACCGATCATTGAGACAATACCACCAGAGTCTTCCATCCGAATCCTCTGAATTCCAAATCATATCAGAACTACCACAATTGGGGCACGTCTTCATGATTTATCCTCCTCTCGATCGGTTGGCCACCAAAGTATAACTTCGCAGCCACCAATCTCATCATATCTGTCCTTCTGCATATCATAGATAGCAGGTGTCCAGGTCCACTTTCCGTTCTTCTTAACTCGCCAATATAGTCTCGCCATGGTCCCCCTAGGGGGGTTGTATACATAAGTGTTTGTATACAATTAGAAGCAGATGCCAGATGCTTGTGCCAAGACACGATCACTAACACCCAGGAGATGCAGAAGGGTGATTACCAGGAGAACCTCAATCCGGTTCTCCTTAATGGC